CCCATTTCAATGTGCGCTAGTAATTGTGGTCTTTGAGTACCTTCAAATTTTGAAGCATCTCCTTCCAAGATATCATCACCAGGTGAGTATATTAAATCCTCAAACTGTTTTCCTCTCTCGAGAAAATTTTTACCTTTTGAAAATTGTGGTACTTGTACCATACAATGTTCTAGGGCAGTTGTGTATCTTCCATAAGCCAAATTAAATCTAGTATCACGATTTATAATCATACGAGGTGGTTTTACTTCATCATATAATTCATTTTTAACAAATGCGGATGTTCCACTGTGTTTATCTAAATTGAATCCTGTATTATTGATCTTCCTCACAGTATCTGCATATCTAGTATACAGCTTACCTTTCTTAGCTTCCATAAACTCTTTCAAGCTTAGTGGTCTTTTCCAGTGAGGTCTAAATGCATCGCATAATTCATCCATAATGTTTTCGACTATCTCAGGCTTATAACTAATTTCATTCAAAGTTTCCTTCAAATATCTGTTCCTAAGCCCAACATACTCATTATGTGCACAATTGTGCATAATGTACTTATCTTTTTGGATAATTTGTGGTACATCATAGATATAATCATACGCCTTCGGTCTACAATCAATATTCAATTTTGGTTTAACACACTTCGACATCTTCCACGAAGCGGTATTTTCTAATTTTGCATTTTCTTGACAGATTGAATCAAGTCTGGTATCTACTACTCGTAGATTATGCAATCCACCAGACTTGTTCGACAGGGGGTTTAAGCGAAATGCGATCCTGACCTAAATTTCGCCCACCATGCAGAAAACCTAGATCTACTGTGGTTGGGGTTCACTTCTGTCAGCATCAATTGCGTATCAGTGGAGTCACAAACTTTCTGTATTGTTGCAAAGTAACTATTCAAGTCACGTGGACCTTCTAGTTTACAATCAAACTTCACAGCTAGTTTAGTCATATGAGCCAGTTTATCTGCTCTCACTTTATACGTTTCAAACTCATGTCTTCTTAAATAAGCATATAAGTCTGGCATAATTATCGCATCAGGTATCACTTCTATACCGGCTACATGTTGGTCTTTCTTTGCCTTTATCTGTCCAGATTTATGATTGAATTTTTCATCAAAATCAAAAGTTGACTTCTTTGTAAAAATTCTTTTCAATAACGAAGGTTTGTATGTAACCTTGTCTGACAGTTTCTCTGGCACAATTTTACCAATAGCGGGTATAAAATCATCAATCTCATCCTCATCAACCTCACCATTAGGTGTGCTGGGCGGTGCTTTCAATGATACCTCTCTCTTAACTGAACTAGACCACATCTTTTCGAAACTACTCATCTCATCGTAATTTCTGCTGTAACCAATATCGTTACGCCCTCGTTTAAATGCGGTTTTGTCCAATTTTGAAACAGTATCCAATAATAATTTAGTAGCTGTTTCGTACCTACTAAATTGTGTGCAACCACAAACAGGTTTTGTGGTTTCTTCAATGCAACGAGGTTTAGGTTCAACATAACCACAACATTTATCTTGCAAATCACTATCCTTCATGATAGTCTTGACGTTCTTAGCACACTCATCCTCTAACTCTTTGAATTTGTTTATGTTTATATAAACATTTTCACTTTCGCGGTCCCTACGTACAGATTCGTTTGTTAGATTCATCTCAAAATACTCCTCACTGGGTGTATTGAAGTCATCCTCAACTAATCTGTTCTTATCCTCAACAGACAGGCATATCGCATCCAAATCAGTCTCACCTGATATTTTGATGTAATATGCGATTACTTGATCTCTTGGAGTGCAATTCTTTCCTTTATGAGCACCTGCGAAATTTCTTCCACAAACGCACTTATACCATGTTTGCCTACTCCAGTCTCCAGCCTTACTATTCCATTTGCTATAATCATTCTGCGCAATCATTTTCGATAGTCTAACCTCTAAAGCTTCCTCACCTGGGATGCAATATTGTTCGACGATCTTACTGACCTCTTGCGCGATCGTATCGTTGGTTCCTCTTGGGCGTGCAACTTCATCGGCGGATTTACCGACAAAGCGACTATGAGAACGCGCGCCCTGTTTCCGTTTTCTGACAGGTGCGGTACCTGGTTTCTTAAATTGTGATTCTGACATTTATCGAATTGAATTTTAGAAAACGCATCATCTACTAACTAAATAATTGGATCGGATAGGCCAATTTCAATAGTACATAAATGACACTTACCTCTTCGGTTAAATCCAACTTCATGATGAATTCTTATTTCCTAAGTGTTTCGCGGTTTCCCGATCAAGATCCCCTTGATTGTTATCACTTATTATTTCCGAAACCACCAATCATTGAACTGAACTATAGTATCAATAACAGAGGTGCATGTAATGATTAAACGCAAAACATGACTTTGTTTCAATGACAACTTAATGTCAAAGCGCCTACACCAGTGTGCAGTCGGTATA